ATCAGCGCCCACTACCGGGCAGAGGTTAGAAAGAAAGAAGAAGATCCAGATCATGAGATTATAAGCTACAACTGAATATAACAAATCGGTATATCCAGTTAAGTAGATTGGGCGTAAAATCAACAAGAGCGTAGCATTAGGGAGATGCTTATGTCTTTTGAGCCTGTAAAGCGAGAGGTTTTAGATACTTTTATCAGCCAGAAGTATCACTGGCATACTCTGACGCCAGAGCAGCAGATGAGTATGGCTGTAGAGCTCCAGAAGCACCGCTTTCTTGAGAAGCATTACATGGATTTTATTGACCAGATAATGGCTGACAAGGACGCATTCAGACGTTACAGGGAGCTCGTTAGTGGCAACAGATGACCAAGTTAAGTGCGCGGTAGAGGGAGCTATTCAGGCCGCAGAGAGAAGCGGCGGAGACATGGCTTTACTTCAGGGGCTCAGGCTTGTCCCGCTCTCACTCGCCAGAAAGGATGAGATCCTTGAGATATTCAGATGCCCGAAGCATTTGAGATGTCCAGATAGGACGTTCTACACTCTGTATCACAAGATCCCGCGCCACTCCAACGGCGAGCTTGGGCGTCGAAAGGCTAGATGAAGTGCGTAGCGTGGGGGTTCATAGAAACGCCAATCTAGTCAGCCCAAGCGTCAAACATGAGCAGGAGGTGCATATTAAATGGCACCCCATAGAGCCAGGAGAGATGCCCTCAGAGGCAGGCACGGTTCTGGTGGCATTTAGTGACGGGTCAGTAGAGTCCTATCCAATAAGCGATGAGGACATCAGCCTGGGAGTCATCAGGTGTGGACATGAGGTGGGGCAATACTGGGCCTACTCAATCCCGCACCCTGACTTTGATATAATAGACTAGCAGTGAAGGAGCGACCAAAAACCGCCCCGGACTACTTGAAGTTGATACTGGCGGGAGATCGGATTCACTTTACCTGCGCTGATATTGCAGAGATGCTCGACATACCTTTTAGGAAGGCGAGAGCAGCGATTGAGTATGGGATCATTGATGAGACCATCAGGATCAGTGTGATGTATAGCTCAAGGCTAGACAGACCAACAGAGTACGAGCTCGCCAGCTGGCGGAAGGAATGGATAACAAAGCCGTGGAAGTAGAAGGACAGCCTCAAGGCCGAGGAAGGCCAACCAAGCTCACTGATGAGGTCAGGGCCAAGGCGATCGAGTATATCGAGGTTGGATACGAGAATGATGAAGCTGTCCCTACAATCGAGGGATTGGCTGTCTACTTGTCTGTAACGCGCAGGACTCTCTACAACTGGCGTGATTCTGACGACGATTTTTTATACATCTTAGACACTTTGCTAGTAAATCAGGCGAAGAAGATTTTCTCAGGCGCTCTCAGAGGCGATCTAAACACGACTATCAGTAAGCTAATGCTCACCAAGCATGGCTACTCAGATCGTCAGGAGGTTGATCACAGCAGTTCTGACGGGTCTATGAAGCCAACAGTGATTACGCTGCAGGGCGTAAGGGCAGATGCAGCAGTCGACGATACTGATACCGGATCCACTAGTCCCGGTATTTGAGGGGCCAGCCCGATACCGAGGGGCATACGGCGGGAGGGGTAGCGGAAAGACTCGCACCTTTGCGCTGATGACTGCGATCAGGGGCTACCAGGAGGGCATGAGCGGTAACAGCGGGCTAATACTATGCGGTCGGGAGCGGCTTAACTCTCTGGAAGACTCCTCGCTAGAGGAACTGAAGACAGTAATCGAGCAGCATGACTTCCTGCGGGAGTATTACGAGTGCGGCGAGCGATACATCAAGAGCCGGGACGGCCGTATCCATTTCGCATTCTCAGGGCTGCGGAGTAATATCAACTCGGTCAAGTCGAAGAGCCGCATACTGCTGGCGTGGATAGATGAGGCCGAGGACGTCTCGGAGATGGCATGGCGGAAGCTGGTGCCGACCGTCCGAGAGGATGACAGTGAGATCTGGGTCACATGGAATCCAGAGAGCAAGGAGTCTGCTACTCACCAGCGGTTTAGGGAAAACCCGCCTAGAGAATCCAAGATTGTAGAGATCAACTGGAATGAAAATCCGTGGTTCACTAAGGCCCTAGAGATGGAGAGGCTTGAGGACTTGGAAAAGCGACCAGAGATATATGATCACGTTTGGGATGGCGGCTTCATTGTCTATACAGATGGGGCCTACTACGCCCATGAAATGCTGGACGCGAAGAAGGACGGCCGCATCAGCGCAGTTCCGTATGATAAGGGCACCGGGGTAGTCACCGCCTGGGACTTGGGCATGGATGACTCAACTGCGATCTGGTTCGCCCAGTTCGTGGGGAAAGAGATCAGGATCATTGATTACTACGAAGCTAGCGGATACGCGCTAGACCATTACGCCAAGGTTCTTGACGAGAAGGGCTATCACTACACCAACCACATCCTTCCGCATGACGTCAGGGTAAAAGAGCTCGGCACCGGCAAGTCACGATATGAGGTGCTGCAGTCCCTTGGCCTTACCAATATAGAAATCTGCCCCATGCTCAGTGTTGAGGATGGTATCCAGCAGGTGCGATCGAGCGTCCCTATGGCATGGTTTGACGCAAAGAAGTGCGAGCGGGGCATTGACGCACTCATGCAGTACCGTAGGGATTGGGATGACTCCGGGAAGGCGTGGAGAGGCAGGCCAAAGCATGATTGGACGTCTCACGCTGCAGACGCATTCAGATACCTCTGTGTGGGCCACAGACCAGCCCAGCAATGGACGTCAGGGCCTATCAGAAGGAACATTCGGGGCCTTGCATGAGGTATAATTAAGCATGGCGGATAACCCCTTTGAAAACTACGGGTTGCTGCAGAGAATCAAGGATCACAACTTGATGACTGTGCTGGCAAACCCGGTAGATGCAATGCAGCACATTGCGTTCCCAGAGGCGGTGGCGCAAAGGATAAAGCGAGAGTATCCAGAGCTAGGCCCACGGGTAGATCGGGGTTTATTGGATATGGCGATTAACTTTGCTGGTGGCTACGACTGGGCCGCTAGAGAGGGTATATCGCCCCAGGTGGCAAAAGAAATGGCCCGAGCATATCAATACAAAGGTTATGCCGATCGCCCAGAAGACTCGATACAGGACTATTACGAAAACGTGGCAGGCATTGACGCATTCACGGGCGAGAGAGTCCCGACATCACAGTTAATTGAGATGGCGCTAGAGTACGCTAGAAAGAAGAGATCCGAAGATGGCCGATAGAGAAGAGTCTCAGCTAGTCCCGTTTGAGCCGGGGATGATTGACACGGTTCGCGACCTCATAACTAGAGGGCTGCTGAGTGCCGGGCTGTATGAGGGCAATCCATATGCGGCCAGACAGACCGCTAACGGGCTTCTCGGCATTGTCGATCTGCTTCCTGGTGTTGGCGATGTCAAAGGCGGAGCAGAAACGGTAGATGCCGCTCAGAGAGGCGATCTAGTAGAGGCAGGCTTGCTTGGGACGGCAACCGCGCTTGGGGTAGTGCCAGTGATAGGGGATGCCGCAGCTGCTCCATTTAGGGCGCTTGCCAAGCGATACCCAGAGGTCGGGGCTCCCGTCGAGAAGTTTGATAAGAAGAAAAATCAATCATTCTTATCAAAAGGCTCGTCTGAAGAGCAGAGGGCGGTTGAGAAACAAAGATCCGCAATCATGAAAGATATGGAAGAGAGCGGGTTTGAGCCCATGTTCCCAGTGGAGGATCGATATTACGCAGACCCTTCTCAATACAATCTCCAAGGCAACACGCTGACTGACACTTTGCCAAAGAAGCAGGAGACAATTGATAAGAAGCGAGAGCAGTTTGACACCCCGGAGGCTAGAGCGGCACTGAACGCGGCGTTCGATGCTGGTCAGGGGCCTATGGCGCAGGATTGGTATGCAATGGGCCAGCTTGAGGATGCATTCATTGCTGAGCTAGGCCCAGAGGCTGGCAGGCAGGCGTTTAAGGAAAGGTTTGCTGACGCTATGGCAGCGACAACCGGCGGCGCAGATCCGCGCTCAAACCTCCTGATGGCCGCTTACGGCAACTTCTTGCGTAATCAGGGTATGTCTCCGCCATCAGCTGCATATGAAATGCCATATCCGATTGGCGGTAGATATGTGACCGGCAACATGGCGATGTATGACAAGGTAATCAACCAGGGCAAGGGCCTGACTGCTGCAGACACACCGAAACGCTTTAACTTCTCCGCGAACTTCCTTGGAGACCGATCAAGAGCGACAATTGATGAGCAAATGACCCGGGGCATGACCTCTGGCGGGAAGCCCTTAAATGCGCCTCCAGATGGCGCTTATGGGATAATGGAGGCCATTGTTGCGGAGGAGGCAGCGAAGCGAGGTGTGCAGCCAGCTAACTTCCAAGATGTGTCTTGGGCTGGATTCAAGGGCTATGAAGGCAAGCCAATGATCACTGAAATTAACGAAATGATTGAGCGCACATCGCGGCTTACTGGGCAAACGCCAGAAGAGGTGCTGCGTGGATTCATACGCGGTAATATGCCAATGTACGGCCTGCTAGGAGCAACTACGGCGGGGATGGTGGCAAGGAGTGGAGACGATGAAGGACAGCTGTAACATTTGCGGCAACTCGGTAGAAGACTTGGAAGAGTCGCACATTTGCGGTGTTCCGATCTGCGAGGAGTGCGGAGAAGAGCACATTAGACAAATAGACAAAGAGCTTAACAGTGCTCTGCGGTTGCTAAAGGTATAATTGGATGAGGCCAGCTAAAGGCAAGGCGAAAGTCAAAAAGACTGCGTCTGGCAAGAAGGTTAGCTACGGCCAGAAGGGCGCTAAGGTAAAGCCGGGAACCAAGAAGGGCGACGCATACTGCGCTCGATCGGCCGGTCAGATGAAGAGTCACCCGAAGGCTGCGAAAGACCCTAACTCACCCCTGAGACTGTCCAGAAAACGATGGAAGTGCTCGGGGACTAAATCAAGGAGCAAATAATGGCCTGCGGAAAGAAGCGCAAGAAGGGAAAAAAGAAGTAAGTTATGGCAATCTCAAACTACAGTGAGCTCAAGGCGTCAATCGCTGACTTCCTCAACCGGGATGACCTGGCTAGCGTTGCTGGCGACTTCATTGCGCTTGCAGAGGCCCAGATGGGTAGAGAGATACGCCATCACAAGATGATTGAGCGGGCAGAGGGCGAGGTAGACACCCGCTTCTCTCAGGTGCCAGCTGATTGGCTTGAGTCTATCCGCTTCCATGTCAACGATGACAAGTCATCTGAGATCGAACTGATCAGCCTCGCTGAGATGCTGAAGTTCCGCAATGAGAATAGCGCGACCGGAAAGCCAAGGTATTACGCCATCGTTGGCGAGAGCTTTGAGGTTTATCCCACGCCAGACACAACATATTCGACTGAACTGATGTACTACAAGCCGATCCCGGCACTGTCAGACAGCAATACAACGAACTGGCTGCTGACTAGCAATCCAGACGCATATCTGTACGGGTCATTGATGCAATCAGCCCCGTACCTAAAGGACGATCAGAGGATGCAGGTCTGGTCTGTGCTATACTCTAACGCTGTCCAATCCATCAACACAGAAAGCCGTAGAATCCGCAGTGGTGGCTCTGGGCTAAAACTCAAAATTAGGAGCTATTAATGAGCTTTGTAAATGCTTTTGAGACAACTGTACTCCAATGGTCGCTGACTACGGATTCAGTTACTCGACCAACAACCTGGTACGTTGGCCTGTTCACCTCAGACCCAACCGATACCGGCGCTGCAGGAACTGAGGTATCTGGCGGATCGTATGCGAGAACCGCTGTCACCTTCTCTGTAACGGGCGATACGGCAAGCAACACCGCTGCGGTAGAGTTTCCTGCCGCTACAGCCAACTGGGGCTCTGTAAGCCATATAGGCGTACATGACGCATCTACCGGCGGCAATATGCTGGTTCATGCCGCGCTGAGTACGGCGAAGACCATTGCAGACGGCGATGTATTCCGCATCCCAACTGGCGACCTCGACATCACTCTGGACTAATAGATGGCCCTGCGTACTGGCTATGATACTGGTGCGTACAGTGCTGGTAAGTATGGCTACCCACAAGTATGGGAGGCCCAGGCTACCGCTACGCCAAGCGCATCTGCCACCGCTGTAGGCAAGTATGTCTACGGTGGCGCAGAGTTTGATTACAGGCTAAGAACCGGCTACGGGACTAGCGCATACGGTACTAACCAGTACGGCGATCCTGACCTATGGAGAGTCCCGGTTGCTGTAAGCGTGACGTCCGTAGTCGCTCAGGCGGATGGGCAGCGGATACACCTAAGCGGTGCCGCAGACACATCTACAGCTACTCCAGCGGCCGTAGCGCAGCGAATACAGCAGCCAGCGGCGTCGGATAGCTCAGCAGTATCAATTGTCGCTAACGGCTATTTCAGCGCCGTAGGGGCGGCTACAGCAACGATTACAGCGTCTATGACTGACTCATATGTTAGAATTAGACCTTTCTCAGCATCGGAATCTCTAACCAGTGAGGTGTCTCAAAGAGACGCTAGATACAAGTGGATCCCGGTGACTCAACCAACGGATACATGGACAGAAGCATCGTATAGGGGCGATTAGGCATGGCCGACACAACTACCACTACATATGGACTCACAAAGCCCGAGGTCGGCGCATCTGATGACACCTGGGGAACAAAGCTAAACACCAACCTCGACACGCTCGATGACCTGCTGGACGGGACTACGGCGATCGCGCCAAACCTCACCGCAGGCTCATGGCAGGTTGGTGGCGTTGCTGTTACATCAACGGCCGCTGAACTCAATGTGCTGGACGGGATTACCGCAACGGTAGCGGAGCTCAACATTTTAGACGGCGTTACCTCTACAGCCGCAGAGCTCAACATTCTCGACGGGGTAACATCTACTGCTGCGGAGCTAAATATCCTCGACGGCGTTACTGCCACAGCTGCAGAGATTAATTATCTCGACGTTACTACACTAGGAACCAGTGAGGCGAGCAAGGCTGTTACTGCGGACGCTAATGGTGTTGTAACTTTTGATAATGGAACAATTAGCGAGTCAACCGCTCTTTCAGGAACAGCGGTAACGATCAACTTGCAAGATGGCGATAACTTTACTCACACGCTGTCAGGCAACACAACCTACACGTTTAGCAATCCTGCGGCAAGCGGGAAGGTTTCTGGCTTTACGTTAAAGGTTATACAAGACACAACAGCTAGAACAATTACATGGCCTGCGAGTGTTGATTGGGCGGCGGCTACCGCACCGACGCTTAGCACTACATCTGGTGCCGTAGACGTATTTGTGTTCATTACTTATGACGGCGGTACAACTTATTATGGGTTTACTGCTGGGCAGGCAATGGGATGAGTAATCATTTAACAAGATCAATAATTTCTGCGTCTGGTGCAACCGGCGCAAAAGCTGACTTGATGGTTTTACCCCATGAGGATGGGGGCGGCGGTGTTCAGTGTATTGATATATCAGACCCTACGAATATGACTGTGCTTGGGAGCGTAGGCAGTGCCGCTATGACCAAGCCATTTCAACTCAAGCTGGACATTACCAATAACAAAGCATTTGTTATTTGTGAGGATGACAGTGTTGCGGTTATAGATGTTTCAAATCCAAGCTCGCCATCAATTCTAGGTGCTTTGGCGCTAGAGCATAGTATGAAATACTGTGACATTGATCCATCCCGTGACCTTGTTTTTGGCTCTGATTTTAGAAACCCCGGCGGGATTCGGATTTATGATGTAAGCACACCCTCTAGTCCCAGCCTAGCCGGAGTATTAGAAAATAGCGCCTATACTAACGCGTGGGGTATTGCAAATCACAGAAGCAGGGATATTTGTTTTTCGGTAAAAGATAATAATGTAATTGCTTTTAATGTGTCTAATGCAAGCTCACCATCTCAAAGCGGTAGCACTTTAGTTGACTCTACAAATTTAGCCGCCGCAAAAGCAATTAAATTGGATGAGGATAACAATGTTGCGTTTATCGCAAAATACAATGGAATGGCAACAGTAGATATATCCAATACGAGCAGTATGTCTGTGCTAGATATGGTGCAGACTCCCGTTAATAACAGTGATAATAGAGATATTGCTATAGATTTGGAGGCTGGAATTGCCTTTGTTACGTCTGTAAGTCAAGATTCCTTAATGTGTTTTGATATTAGCAATCCAAGCAGTCTTTCGCACATTAGCACTTTGTCGGATGCCACAAATTTAGATGGCGCTAGGGGGGTAAGTTACGACCCTGTGGCTAAAGTTGCGTATGTTTCCTCGTGGTTTCAAAATAAACTTACTGCTGTTGATTGCAGTAACACATCCAGCATGAGTGTTTTAGGTTCAGTTACAACTGGAAGTGCACCGGGCAGAGGGGCATTAAATATAGGGCCGAGAGAAGCAACTAACGGAGAGGAGACGTAATAGATGTCTGAATATCGCATTAGATCAACGGGGGAGGTCAAATCTCAAGGCCAAATCCGAAAGATGCACCCAAATGTTTCAATGCCAAGGGTTTGGAATGAAGATATACATGAACAGCTTGGTATTGATCCTGTTCTTTCAACTCCGCGCCCAGAGCCATCTGGGGCTTACAAAGCTGTAACGCGCAACGGAGTCGAACAAAACGCAGACGGAAATTGGGTTCAGGCGTGGATAGAGCAAGACATTACCGGGGATGACAGGATAGCGCACGATGAAAAAAACGCGCTGGAAGCACGAACAAAGCGAGATGGTTTGCTAACAGAAACCGATCACTTTGGTCTTTCTGATGTCACCATGTCGGCAGAGATGACAACCTATAGGCAAGCTCTGCGCGATGTTCCGCAGCAGGCAGGATTCCCTAGCACAATCACTTGGCCCACGAAGCCAGAGTAAGACATGGCGCTTGTTCCGCTTCAAATACAGGCGGGCGTCTATCGGAACGGAACTGACCTACAAAGTCAGAACCGTTGGCGTGATGCCAACCTAATCCGTTGGACTGATGGCACAATGGGGCCTGTTGGCGGTTGGCGTCAAAAGACTCAGACAGCTGCCACCAATAAGATCCGGGCGATGCTCGCATGGACTGATAACACATCATCCAGGCGCTTTGCTGCGGGTACTTATGACAAGCTCTACGCATATACTCAGTCAGGCGCACAAGCCGACATCACCCCGGCAGGGTTTACAGCTGGGCGAGAGGATGCTTCTGCGTTCACTGGCTACAGCGCAGGCCCATATGGCGAGGATTACTACGGCACCGAGCGCCTCGATAACCTCACGATCCTACCGGCAACAACATGGTCTCTGGACACATTTGGTCAGTACCTAGTTGCTTGTAGCCCGGATGATGGCAAGCTCTATGAGTGGCAACTAAACTCAGCAGTCCCCGCAGCGCAGATTACTAACGCGCCAACTGACTGTATTGGGCTGATCGTTACCGAAGAGCGATTCCTGTTTGCATTAGGTGCCGGGGGCAATCCTCGAAAAGTCCAATGGTGCGACAAGGAGAACAATACGGTCTGGACTCCAGCTGCCACAAACGAGGCGGGTGATATTGAGCTCCAGACGGCTGGCGACATCATGTGTGCGGTTCGTGTGAGGGGGCAGACGCTCATTCTGACAACGATTGACGCCCATGTAATGGGTTACCTTGGCCCTCCCTATGTCTACTCTAGAGAGCGCGTGGGGACGTCCTGCGGCATCATCTCAAGGAAGGCTGCGGCCGTTACTGATTTGGGTGCGGTATGGATGGGCAGGAAGGCGTTCTACACCTACTCCGGTGGGGCAGTATCAAAGGTGCCGTCAGAGGTCTCTGATTACGTTTTCAGCGACATTAACCAATCCCAGCAGTCTAAGGTCTACGCCACAACAAACGCTCGGTATTCAGAAGTCTGGTGGTTCTACCCCAGCGGTGGATCTACTGAGAATGACCGATATGTTGTCTGGAATTACGCAGAGAATACCTGGTCAACTGGCAACCTTGCTAGGACGGCTGCGGTAGATCACGGCGCATTCCGACACCCCATGTGGGCAGATCCTGCCGATAATCATATCTATGAGCATGAGATTGGCTTTGACTATGGCTCATTAACGCCATTTGCAGAGTCTGGCCCGATCATGCTCGCGTCTGGTGATGAGGTGGCGTCTGTGGTGGAGATGATCCCTGACGAGAAGACTCAGGGTGACGTTCAGGCGATATTCAAGACTCGGTTTTATCCTAACGATACTGAGCGGTCATATGGGCCTTACTCAATGTCTAACCCTACATCCCTGAGATTTACCGGAAGGCAAGTCCGTATCAGGGTGGAAGGGGAAAGGCTTGCTAACTGGCGGGTAGGCGTTAATAGGCTTGACATCATCCCGGGCGGGCGTCGGTGAGTGAATACATACCTCAACCGCAGGGCTATGCATGGCAGACATGGGCTAGACGGCTAGTCCAGTATCTAGGCCGAATACGGTCTATTCTGGAGCATAAAGGCACCGGGGAGTCTGCAACGGAAGACGGGATTCTGATGTGGGATACGCAGAACCAGTACCCCGTAGTATCGAGGAATGGCGTATTTAAGCAGATCATTTTGGAAGATGGTCACGCCACTCTGATTAGGACTACAGACGTTACCGCTGCGGCAGTCAATACGGCTTATGCCATCCAATATGATTCCCCTACTGGAAATGTTGGTATTACATTAGATGGCACAGACCCTACGAAAATTGTATTTGAGGAGGCCGGTGAGTATCTGGTGATGTTTTCTGCTCAGATAACGTCAAGCTCATCAAGCACGGTGAACTTTTACTTCTGGCCGAGAGTAAACGGAGCAGACCTTAGCGACGCAACTATGAGGAATGCACTGCACCAAAACGGCTCGACATTGGTTGTGTCTCGATCGGCCAAGATAGATTTTAGTGCAGGCGATTACCTCCAGGTTATGTGGGCGGTAGATAGTACAAGTGGGACGCTAGACGCATCAGCTGCGACTGCATTTGCCCCTTCGGCACCATCGACAACGCTAAATATCACCCGGATGCATGCATGAATGAGATAGAACGATGCAAGCCGTGGATTGAGGCTGCGCTTAGGTTCTCGGGCGGTACGCATGAGTATGACAACGTCGCCTATGCTATACTTCAAGGTCAAATGCAGCTATGGCCTGCGGATGATGGCTGTCTCGTTACTGAGATGCTTTTGTATCCAAAAAAGAAGGTGCTGCACATCTTTTTAGCTGGGGGAAAGCT